TGTAAATCTTCCCTCTTTCGAGTTCGTTGGTTCGAGTCCAGCTACTCCCACTTATTGTCGTATGGTGTAACGGTAACACAGCAGATTTTGGTTCTGCTTTTCAAGGTTCGAATCCTTGTGCGACAACTCATGGTGGATGTAGTTCAGAGGAAGAACACTTGATTGTGGTTCAAGATGTCGTGGGTTCGAGTCCCATCATTCACCCAACATTGGAATGTAGCTCAGTTGGTTTAGAGCGCTAATCTGATACGTTAGATGTCGGCGGTTCGAGTCCGCCCATTCCAACAAAAGAGGAGAGTTGCCTGAGTGGTTAAAGGAGCGGTTTGCTAAACCGTGGTCGGGAAACTGATCCATTGGTTCGAATCCAATACTCTCCGCATTTGACAATTAAAATCTATTTTACTATTATTTCATACAAACTTTTTTTATGACTATCAAACAAGCTTTAAAGTACAAAAACAAACTTGCTAAGAAAATTTCTGAAGAGATGATCAAAATCTCGCATTATAACTCAATAGAAGTAGGATCTGTTCGTCCTTACGATGTTAATGAGTCTTACCAAAAATATTACACCATGGTAAATGAATTGGTGGATTTAAAAAACAAAATACATCTTGCAAACGCACCTGTTTATTACCAAATTTTCCGTTTATCTGAATTAAAAGGAATGGTGAGTAACCTAAAACAATTGGATTGTTCTGAAGGTAAAGTTGCATCAAGATATGGTAGAAGTATGGGTGAAGAACCTACAATTAAGACCGCTGTAATTACAGTCAAAATGAGAGATGAGGCGGTGGAAACTTTGGAAACTGAGATTGAAAAAATTCAAGAAGAATTGGATCATCACAACGCAATTACAACAATTTAAAAATATTGGGTCAAGTGAAGAGGAGAGATAATTAAAAGTTAAGCTAGCAATGGCTCTACAATCAAATATTTCTGATGCAGGAACTCGAATTGTGTATTCAAAAATTAAAATTCATCAGTTCAAAAATTAAACGTCAGATGTCAACATTCTTTCAATTTTAATTTTCAAACCTTTTCCTTGATCCTCCTTAAAACAATTTATTATGGAACTTTTTTGGACTTATTATGTTATCTGTGTGATTTATTGTCACATTCAACTCTACAAAAGATATCGTAGAGACATGACGCCTGGAGCGTTGAATATAACACCGGCTTTAGATTCAATCATGGTTATTATTCTCGGTTGGGCTTTGGCTCCTGTGGACTTTTTCCTAACTTGGATCAGGCTTTACAAAGAAGCTGAGGAAGCACGTAGAAGAAATTCAGACGATAAGAAAGTATTCTAATTTGACCTTTCGATATAGTTTTGATATATTTATAATCTATTGGTAAACTATTTTTTACATAAACTAAAACAAAAAAAACAAATGAAAAAAGTATTGTTTTCTCTTTTGGTAATCGCAGGTTTAGCGGCTTGTAATGGTTCTACTTCTACTGAAGTTGCAACTAAAGATTCAGTTGTAGTTGATTCTACAGCAGTTTCTACAGAGGTTGTTGCTGATTCAACTAAAGTTGATTCAGTTGCTGCTGAAGTTAAGTAATTTATCTTCTCACCGAAATAGAAAACCCACTTTTTGAGTGGGTTTTTTATTTATAGTAATCTTTTGATCTGTTTTATATTTTCTCTGATGGATTCGTTTTTACTTACAGTATTCTTCTTTACCCAATCTACCCATTTGTAAGGTTGTACCTCATCAGTTTTTGAGACAGTTTTGATATTACTTGTATCCACGTCTAACGCTCTTAAAGGTTTCGTTAATAGGTCTAATATTGGATCTTTTCTTGAGTCGAGTTTAGGTCTTTCAGGTTTGATCTCCTTTCTTTTCTTGTCTTTGTCATCAACCTCAGTGTCACTCTCGAATTGTCTAAAACTTATTTTTGACTTAGATCTATCTAATATTCTTGCAACAGTATCACGACCGGCAGTTCCAATAACTTTATTCTTTGACAATGTCTGATCCGGTCTTACTTTGATATTAGATACAGAGCAAAATTCTGTGTAATAAATTTTCTTTTCAATCATATGTTGTATGATTACAGAATCTTTACAGTTGTCTCTGTTACCAACAAAAACAACTTTACCATCCTCTGGATTCAAAACTTTCTTATCATTATCGACTGAATATTCTACGCTTGATATGTAACGACCATTAGACAACTCGTATACTTCGTTGATTGGGGTTATCATATCTCTGTGTTCAAGTTTCATCATCACAGCATTTTTCAGTGGCTCTAATATCTTTTTCAATATTGGATCCTCACTACGTTCTTTGGATGTGGTGTCTTTTTTGACTTGAGTATCTTTACTAAAAAAGTCATCCCAATTAGTTTCGGATGATTTTGTCCCTGCAGACATAGGAATATTTTGTGTACCAACGTCGAACTTATCAACGTAATTCATTGGATCAACCAATTTACCATCTTTTTTCAATGTGAAATGTAAATGCGGACCACGTGAGTTACCTCTACCCGGATCATCCGATCCTCCACCTGAAAGCCCGACCACCTGACCTCTTTTTACAGTACTACCCTGAGATACATCAACGCGTTTTACGTGACAAAATCTACTCCAAAAACCATTACCATAATCAATATCGATTGTACCACCACATTGTCTGTTATGATTTGGGTGTGCTGTTTTTACAATACCATCTGCTGGTGCCTTTATAGCTGTGCCTGAAGGTACGGGAATGTCCACACCTGGATGTGTTTCATAACTTCTTTTGGCACCAAATGGAGAAGATACTTGGGATGATCCTACAGGATTCATAAATGTGACTTCTCTCAGTAACTTTTTCATATAAGATAAATACCCATAAAAAAGAAAAACCGATTTTTCAATCGGCTTCTTTTTTTCTGTCTAATCCATATTTGATATACTTGTACCAAATACGTTCATGGATATAATATTGTATTGGTTTGTAAAGTAATTCTGCAACTCCGAAAGCGGCACCAACTTTTACAGAACCAGTTGCAAACCACATGATAAGAAAACCTATTAGTGTACTAATAATTCTGTAACTTATGGTTTTAGCAACGTGTCTTTTATTTTGTACCATTATACTTCGTACGAATTAACCATCTCAGTGATATCTAATCCTTCCCATCCCTGATTACGGTTCAAATTTATACCTATAGCTCTCGGTATTTGTTCATTCTCAGGATCTTTGTCGTTAAGTATTACTCTTGTACCTCTACCTAAGTCCATAACAAGTTGATGGTATTTGACACCAATTTTTTCGAGTTCCTGTTTTGTGAACAATTCGTATGAGCTTGGTCTAGCTGTTGTTATTACTATTACTGCCCCCTCGTCGTAGTATTTGTTTATTACATCGATAACCTCTTGTATGGGGGTCAAAACTGAAGTTGATAGTTCATTGAACTTTCTATATTGAACTAATGTTCCATCGATATCGACGAAGAAAGTTGGGTTTTTAATTGTTTTATTCATTGCTTAAGAAAAAATGTATTCCTTTACTCCAGTAATCACCAAATGAACCTTCAATATCTTTGTATTTTATCGATGTCACGTAGTCTTCACCTTCAATATCGGTAATGTTTATTTTTAGTTTTGATACGTCAAAATTCTCCTCATCGTCAATTGTAATTTCGAAGAACTGACCTTTGATATTATCTTCAACATATAACGTATTAGAGTTGTAGATTTCCGTCATTTCAGAGTTGGGATCATGTGTTTCTTGGAATAGAATTATCTGAACTTCCTCTTTAAATATGGTTGCATTTTCATCATCAAACACAGTTATTTCAGTGTTTTCAGGAATTCCACCAACTATTGAGGATTCCGTAGAGACTAAATGTTCCATGTCAACGTTGAGGATATCGGCAACGTCCTCTAATATACACTCTTGTAAATTTAGATGTTCGAGTTGTTCTCTCTGATCCGAATCAATCGGATGTTGATAAATTTCTGAACCTCTACCTTGTAATACAATGGTGAATTTGGGCATATGTTTTATTTTTTGAGCGGGAAACCGGGCTCGAACCGGCCACCTATAGCTTGGAAGGCTATCGCTCTACCAAATGAGCTACTCCCGCTTAATATCTTTTTGGAATTATAATCCAAAATAAAATATAAATCAAAATTATTGGTAGTGGAGAAAAAATAAGTCCTGCAAACAATATTCTGAAAAAAACAGGATCTGTGTTGAAGTATTCACCTAATCCTGAGCAAACACCACCGAAAACTTTATCGACGGGATCTCTGAAAATTCGTTTCATAAATTATATTATTTAAGTGAACAGTGGTTGGTGGGATACTATACCTCGGAGTCGACTTCCTTTCACTGCTGCAGACAGTTACACCAACATGTTCACCATCCGTTAAAATGTGATATTGTCCCCATGTTCAGGATAATCATCTCCCTGTCCATTGTTGGGATCGAGTTCTACCTCGTATTTCAAATCATAACTCATCATCAACGGTTTTGTGAGCCAGAGACAGGAATCGAACCTGCGACCTACTGATTACAAATCAGTTGCTCTACCTGCTGAGCTACTCGGGCATTCATTCTAATTACTTCAAAGATAACGTTTTTTCTTCCAAATCAAAATTTTTTTTATTCATTTCTTTGATTGTTTTTCTTCCAGTTTTCCAATCAAGCCAAGTGTCCATATCACGGAGATCCATGAGGGTTTTCTCATGAACGAGAATGAAACCCTCAGGAGCAACCCCCGCGAACTTACGAACCTCACCCTCTCTTTCGAGAATCTCTTTGATATTAACCATTATTCAAGAATTTTAAAATTTTTTCTTTGATTCCTGTTTGTTTGATTCCTTCATTAGATTTCTTTGTATGGACGAAATTATCTAAACCCCAATCATAAACAAACTCTAAATCGTTCTCAGTTTGAAACTTACCCATATTCAAATCATCAACAGCAACCCAAGATGTTATCTCAGGATGATCATTCAAATAGGTTTTAATTTCTAATGATCTTTCTTCTTCTAATTTGGCGTAGTTCCTAAAATTTTTTTCCCAATTTTTTGGATCAATTTCACTTACTCTTTTTGTAACGCCAATAGGACCTTTGGTAATACCTTGATCCATATAGTACTTCTGAAGTTCTTCCAAACTCGCATAGTACCTCCAATCAGAGGAAACAACAATTTCTGCACCAGTCTCCTCTAAAACTTCATTTAGAACCTTTACAGCCTTTTTATTAAAGTTATCGAATCTATATTCAAAAGGGATCTCACTTGGAGTCATGGATAACTTTCGTCCTCCCCATTTTTTCTGTTTTTTGTAACGTCCACCCCATTCTGTGGACAAACAGATTACACCATCATTATCTAAGAAAATCACTTTCATAAGACAAATGTACGAATATTTATTATAACACCAAAAAGTCTAAAGACATAAACTTTAAACACCCCTCAGATGGACGATGCAAATAAACAGGGAAACGTGGCAGAAAACACTCCAAGAGAATCTGTCTCAAATATTTTTAATGCTCGCTTTGTTCTTCAATCCATTTGGATTCGATGCCGTTCAGTATTCCCTAATATTACTGACAGGAAGTTTATGGAAAGCGAACTTCGTTTTGTATTGTATTGCGGGGGTATTTTTTGGGCTTTATATCTACTTTCGAAGATTATCTAAAGCGCCTTGAGTTTTCCTTCTTTGAATAACTCAAAATTGGGACCTTTGGTTAAAAAATAGTCTTTTCCAACCTTTCTATATCCTAAGATACCTGCGTTCTTAGCTGCGGCGAAGAATGAAGAATGTTGACCTCTTAATTCTCTTGGTTCCATTGTATAGTTACCTCTTTTGTATTTGGTTTTTCCATTGTCTGTAATTTTCTCGATGTAACCGATGTCAACTAAAAAGTCTAATTTGGTTCCTATTTTACCTGCCTCCAAGAATTTAACAAGTTTTGAAATCATCCCTTTGTTTTTTCCGAATGTATATCCATATGTTGGAGTAAAAACGGCTTGATCGCCAATTACTTTTTTCTGTAACTCACGGTTATTCTCCACTTTATTCATAACACTAGAAAGTATCCACCTCCTCATTGTATCTGTAGTGTTTTCAACAGTATCCAAAACCATAGGTGATTTCAGTTCGAAATTTTCTAAACCTAAATCTATGTAATCACTATCTTCCGAAGGATCATTACCTTGAAAACCAAGATCAATTTTGAATACATTCCTTTGGAACCTATGATTGAATTCCACATCACCATATGAGATCATGATTTGGTAAGAATCTAATACCTTACTCTCATTTAATTTTGATAGATATATTGTTAACTCACCCACAGCGTGATTTGGCATACCCTGTACGTTTTCAAATGCATCGATCCCGATTCCTAACTTTGTACCGGGCATCAAATAGTTTTTTGTTTGATCTAAACGTTGGTAATCGTTGAATACTTGAAATAACAATTCGTTCTTCTGAGATTCCGTGGATTTCTTTTTGTGTTCGTAGATTGCATCTGTAATATCCGAGAATGCGTATTTGAATACCTCAACTTCCCTATCCGACATTTTGTTGTCTGCTGTGTCCCACCAAGATTCTTTACCTGAGTTATCAAAGTGTACTGCAACTTTTGTGTAGTTACCTGGCTTTGAACTTTTCTTGTCGATGATGTAAAATAAAAGTTGACCTCCTGATGTATATCTACCAAAATGTCCCGCACCTTTTGAAGTTGTGCACCACTTTGTTCCTGATCCGTATTTACATGAAGATTCTTCATTTTTCGGTATTATAACAACGAATTTATCGTCCTCATAAATCTTATCAATTTGTTTTTCTAGTTCTTTTTCTTTTTGTTTTTGTTTGATAGGGAATAAAGCTGAATCTAATTCTTCAAAACTTTCATATTGATTGATGTCTTTTTTATCAAGTTGGGATTGATACTTATCAAAACTTTTAATCAAATTAATCCCAATTTCAGCGTCACCTTCAATATGATCAGGATGAACTCCTTTCAGAACAAAATCCGTGTATTTGTGATTGAAATCTTGTAAATCAGCAATATTCAGAAACCAATCTAAAGTTTTTTCATCAAACTTGTTGGTATATTTTTTCTTTAAATCTTCTTTACGTCCTTCCCCTAATAAAATTGATATGAACTTCATATGGTATAAATATACAAAAGGGGAGATCTATGTCTCCCCTTTTTTGTAGTCCCGCCAAGAATCGAACTTGGAATTACTGCTTAGAAGGCAGTAGTTATATCCATTTAACTACAGGACCATGTTTTATTTCCAAAATAGTTGGATCAAAAGTATAATAAAACTTAATGATAAACAAATTATTGTTTTAGTTGTCATGGGTTCTTTGAGTATAAACCAAGCCATTATGCTAAATACAATAACACCAATACTGAATCCAATAATACGGTTTGGCCAAGTCTGACCATCGTAGAGACTAACCATTTCCCTACTTGCCAAAATTACAAAATAACCAACAGGGACACCCATCAAAGTCATTAGGAAGGGGTGTTCTTTGATCCATTTATTCCAAAGGTGACCTTGTAATTGATAAAATGTGAAAGCCTGTGAAAACAGGTAGACTGTTAAAATAAAAATAATCGAGTAAATCTTGTTCATTGTCACAAATATAAAAAAAAGTTGTGACAAAAAAAAATTACCTAAAAGAGTACAAATTGAAAGCTACGTGATGCCAATATTCCTCAGGTTCGAAATCTTCGATCTTGGCGTTTTTTATAAATTTTCCTGAACTATCGGAAACCTTGATTTTATTTCTTGCTACATCGGGAAAAGATCCCTGTAAAATTAATTTGGTGTTATCTTTTGTTTTCACAACATCAATCCACTCTCCATCACGAGTTCCGTAACGATTGAATTTTCCTTTAGCCCTTAAACTTCCATCAGGGTAATAATACACCCAATCTCCGAGTCTATTATCATTTTTACCGTATCTGCCCACAGCAAAAACCTTCCCTGATGGATAGAAAATGGTGATCTTACCATTTACAGTTGCGTTTTGGTAACGAGAGCCTCTCGAACCACTACTTATAAATCTCAATTTTCCTTGTTCAGTAAATCCTGATATTTTAAGGTTCTTTTCGGAATAGTCTACTAATCTATGACCTCTCGAGTAGTAACTTTTTTCAAACCAAACTCCATCTTTATAACCGTCAGGGCCATAAATTCCTTTAATTTCAAGTTTTCCATCATGATATCTTTCAAATGGCCCCTCCAAGGTTTCGAGACCTACTAATGAGTGATTACCTTTGACTGAAATTCCACCTTTGGAATCGTACACCACAAAAGGCCCTTTCAGTTTACCTTTTTCATATGTAGATACTCCAATAAGTTTGCCTCGATCATATTGTTTCCAAAGACCATTCTTCCTTCTTCTACTATCTAAATAACCCTTATCCTTAACAGGAATTTCCATATTACCAGGAAATGGGTCTTGTGTCATACTATATTGTGGGACTCTTTCACCTACAAATTCATAGAATTTATATTGATCTAAACTCGCTTCATTATCATTCTTATCCATGAATTGATCGGACTCGAAATGTAATTGGTATGGAGATTTGGGGTCATCCAAGTTGAAGAGTAAAAAGTAATTCGAACCTTTAGGATCTGTAAGGTAACTTTTGAAATATTTGTAATTACCAATAGTACATATGTCAATCTTAGCACCTCTATTTCTACCTTTACACCTACCTAATATATCTCTGTAAATTTTCCATGTGTCTTGGTCGTAACCGAACACTTGAAAAACCTGATATTTGTATTTTTTATCTTGATACATACCAAGGTATTTCATACCTCCTGTAGATTCTAATTTTTCTATTTCGTTTTGTGTGACGTAGTTGTCCAGTCCTTGAATTTCATCGTAAACGATATCAGATTCTCTCACCGAAATTGCATCTTTAAGAAAATTTTTTACGTCCTCTGAAGTCTTATACAGGTGAATATCTTTGTGTTGGAATTTGTTTTTGTTTTTTTCGAAAAGCTCAAAGTATTCTTTGTATTTGTAGATATCCTCGGGCTTAATCATTCCCGTACCCACTTTCTTTGTCAACCAACTTAATAGGTAAAATTTATTACCCGTAACCTCCACAATTTTATTGAAGTCGTCCTCAGAAACAGGTTTGTCTTCACCAACATATTTGTTTTTCAAATTGACGGTGTTCTGATCTAACTGTTCTTTAAGAAGTTTCCAAATTAAACTGCGTAATTCCATTCCTATAAATACCACTTACCCAAAATAAAAAACCCCATCCGAAGACGGGGTTAATTAAATTAAAGTGATCTGAGAACGTAGGAGAGTAGTGATAACACACCAACCAAAATTGGCATGTAAGTTTTTGCTCCCCCCATAAGTGCAAGATGTAAAACAACCGCAGCACTCATAAATGAAGTAACCAATACCATTCCGTAAAGGGATGTTACTGGAATACAAAGTAAGATAACACCCAAAAGTTCTCCAACTCCTGTCAGTACTCTATACTTTTCTAACTTCATAAATGCGAAGTTTCCGACCATTTCTTGAGTTCCGATGATTTTTTCTACAGCACCTTTACCTAACATAACGGCTACAACTGCAGTTAAAACCCATCCGAGAATTGCTAAAATTGTCATATAATTTATTTTGAAATTAAAGAATAGTTAAACAACATGACATTGTCAAATAAAAAACCCCCACCGTAGTGAGGGTTTTATATTCTATGATGTTTAGATTACTTACCAAAAGTATATCTGATACCTAACTGTGCAGACCATACATCAAATACTGATGAATTGAATTGATATGTGTCTTTGATCAAGTAAGTACCGCTTGCATCTCTTTGAGTTGCCAATCTATAAGTTGGAATGTTACTAGCATCTCTGCTAACGAAGTTTAACAACTGAGGGTTTGTAGCTCTTTGAGATACACCCCATTTGTTGTTTACCATGTTTCCGAAGTTTAGAATGTCAGCTCTGATTTGGAAAGAATTTCTTTTTCCACCGATTTTAACAAATACATCCTGAGCTATTGAAAGATCGAATCTATGTAAGAAAGGAAGATCAAGTGCGTTTCTTTCAGCGTACTGTCCTCTTCTTGTTGATAGATATGGATCTTGAGATATGAAAGCTTCAAATGCTGCTTGTTGTTCAGCTTCAGTGTAAACTCTTGTTCCTACTGTAAGTGGTGCAAAACGAATGTCAGATCCTTTGTTTGGTACAAATACCAAATCATTGTTATTTACTCTGTCACCGTTCAAATCACCAGCTACAATGTAAGAGAATGGATTGTTCTGTGAACCAACATAACCAAGAGTGATTGTTGTTGCTCCACCATATTTTTTACCGTAGTCAATTCTGTAACCTAACAAACCTACGATTCTATTTCTAACAACAAAGTCAGAAATTGATAGTCCTAAGTTATTGTTACCGTTTACAGATACTGCTGACTGCCAGCTACCACTCGCGATTGAACCCGCACTCATGAAATCTTCTGCCATAGCGTTTGTGTAAGCTACGTAACCCCAAAGACCTTTAGATACAGGTTTTTCTAATTTGAAAGTTGCAGAACGATTGTAAGTACCATTTCTGTTTGTTAGAACTGCAGCCATTGATACGTTATCATTTACTCTTACACCATTATCATTTCCTGCGAAAAGGTCTCTAGTATCAACACCACCTAACTTACCAACTGGTTTATCTAAGTTAGCGTTGTAATAATGAACCGCATTGATGGTTTTGTTGTAGAGTAATTCAGCACTCAAAATTAAACCAAGCCAAGGTAGTTTCTGATCAATAGCGATGTTGTTTTTCCAAACTTGTGGAAATTTATAATTCTGATTAGTGAATGCTAAATCAAACGTAGAAGGTAAAGTTGGTGTTGATGGGATGAAGTATTGATTAGGATTTGCAGTGAAACCATATTGTGCCGCTGCCGCTCCTGATACATCGATAAATCCTGTTAACACACCGTTGTTACCAACTTGGTTAGAAAGGAACACGTATGGTGGTCTACCTGTGAATACACCTGTACCACCACGGATTTGTGTTTTTTTCTGACCTTTGAGGTCGTAGTTGAATCCGAAACGAGGTTCTATTAAGAACTGTGTTTTTGGAAGAACACTTGTATTGAATCCTTCACCATTTGCGAAGATCATTGAAGACACCGCTTTATTTTCTAAAGCTGTGTTACCTAAATCAATAACATTTGCTCTGATACCAAAAGTCAACTTCAGTTCTTTGGTTGCGTTGAATTCATCTTGAACGTAAAGATCCAAACGATTAGCTTCCAAAACCTGCATTGGTTCTACCGCTCCAGGTAGTGCCGAATAACGTAATTGGAATCTTGCTGGTGCGAATGTTGAAGGTCTACCACCGTTAGCAATTGATTGTCTTGCTGCGGTATAGAAGTCGTTCAGACTGTTGAAGATGTAAACTCCGTTAGAAGCTGGGAAGAATAGGTTATTTGATTGATAACTTTGATAGTTGAAACCACCAACCAAAGTATGTTTGTTCAAATACTTTGTCAAGTTATTTGTTACGTTGAACGTCCAATAGTTCAATTTGTTACCAGGTGTGAAAGGGTCGAAACCTACTGAAGTGTAAGTTGCGGAACCTTCTCTGATATCAATAGTTGGGAACATTTGACTCAAATATGCTCTATCCTCAATTTGCTTATCGTAAGAAACGATTAAGTTATTGTGAAGTGTGTTAGAGATTTTAGAGTTAAGTTCCAAAACCGCAGAACGAGTATTGTCCTGAATAATGTAACCACTATTTTTGAAACTCATTGCGTTGAACTGAGTAGTTCTGTTTCCTGCTCCCGCTGACTGAGAGTTTGAAATGTTAATCTCAGCAGAAGAATTGTGATTCACATAACGAGCGGTTAACTTGTTATTCTTGTTGATGTTCCAATCCACACGAATCAAGAATTTTCTTGAATCGTTAGTGTTAGAATACCCTTCCCAAGGACCTGTGACATAACCCAAACTATCTTTCATAAAGTTTGATAGTCTTTGCATGTCAGCAAATTTAACTCTACTGATTTGTGTACCTGTTAAAGGAGATCCTTCTGAAATCCAAGTCGTACCTGGTTCAGTTCTTACGATACTCTCATAGTTACCAAAAATGAATAATTTGTTTTTGATAATTGGAGCACCTAATCTGAAACCTTGTACCTTTTCATCAAATTTAGCCGCAGTTACTGTCGTACCCCTTGCATTGTTACCAACATAAGTAGATGAGTTGTTTCTCTGTGTTTGATACACACTTCCTTCAACCTCATTCGTACCTGAACGAGTAACAGCATTGATACCTGCACCAACGAAACCACTTTGACGAATATCGAAAGGTGCCACGTTAACCTGAAGTTGGTCAATTGCATCCAATGATATTGCTGAAGCACCAGTTCTACCACCCGCTTGAGCTGAAGAACCCAAACCAAAGTTGTTGTTGAACTGTGATCCGTCAATAGTGAAGTTGTTTAAACGTGAGTCTTGAGCTCCAAAAGAGTTTCCGTTACCGAATGGGTTGTACTTTGTGATACCATCGATAGTTCTTGCTCCCGCGATCGGAATAGAAGTAAGTTCTCTACGTCCGAATTGTTGAGCAGCTCCGGTTTTGTCTTTCGAAAAAACGTTACTCTTTGTTCCCACGACTGTAACCTCACTGAGTTGTTTAGAGTCGGAAAGTAGAACTACGTCCACATTACTTGTCGAGCCCAACAATGTCTGAATGTCTGTGATCTCAGCCATTTTGTAACCAACGTAACTAACGTGGATAATGTAAGGTCCACCTACACGAACTGCTGGAATGGTATACAAACCAGATTTTGTTGAGCTTGTTCGATACTCAGAACCTGAAGGTTGGTGTACTGCGTGTACAGTGGCACCTGCTAAAGTTTCTCCTTTTTCATTTTTCACAACACCTGACAGGGTAGAAGTTGTAATCTGCCCGAAAGATGTCAATGCCACCATAAAGGATAAAAGGGACATCAAGATTGCTTTTTTCATTTTGCTTTCTGTTTATTGGTTTATAAATAAAAAATCCCGCGACTGTTACGTCAACGGGATTTGTTTAATTTCTATGTGTTTTTCGGTAATAATTAAGTTCCACAAAATTGTTTTTTAGGATTATCCTTGTTTCAATAAGTATAGGACACAGTTTCCAAGTTGTCAAACTTCATGTTAAGAAAATGTAGACACGGAGATATCCAACTGATTTTCAGTAATTAATTTTTTAAAGAATTAATAAGATTTTTGTCTTCGTTCGAGAGATTCTGAAACCACTCAGGACTCAGATCATTATAACTTTTTTTGTTGTCGAAATCGGGATTCCCTTTTTCGTCACATGGATACACGTAGTCCTTATCTACGTAGATGCATACGGATGCTAATTTTAATATTTCTTTCATAGTTCAGGATCGTTTGTACTCCGTAGGGGATTCGAACCCCTGATTTTCTCCGTGAAAGGGAGACGACTTAAGCCACTGGTCTAACGGAGCGGTTAAAAAAAACAGGCTTTTCGTGTCCTTTTACACATCATGACCAACATATTCCTACATTGGTGGTTACATTTTCGTCGTTGGTTAATTACTCCTGACTTATAGTAAACACTACCCTCACCGCTCTGATACCGCGAATCAAGACGGCGTCTTTGGGATTCATATACCGAGGGGTTCCACCTCAGTCTTCACCTGTCTGGTGGAGATGACGGGAGTCGAACCCGTGTCTTGTTCACGAACACTATAAATGACTACACGTTTAGTACAACGTTGTTTCTCAACGTTACGAAATATTAGGTTAGATATATGTGGGAAACCAACCTACAAACAACCTGGTCTCAGAATTATTTTAAACGAGCTCTGACCTGTCACCCGTATATTGGACTTCTGTTCCTAGGTTAACGTCCTAATCGACCCGATATGTTGTTCTCTACGATTACGCAGCAACAACGCTTTCTTCACGGATAAGACCGATAGCAGAAAGTTTTGCGAAAGTTTCGCCGTTTGTGTTTCAAATCAGTTTTTAAGGAGTTAATTCAGCTCCTACGTGCCATCTATAATATCACATGCCAATCAATGCCGTGACATCCCCATGATTTCAAATAACTTTTTCAAAGGTAAGAATAAATAGTTTCTAATCCAAACGAATTTTATATTTATATTAAAATCATTGTTTTGGCATCGAGTGAATTATTTCAAATATTAAGAAAATACGTAAGGGGACAAGCGGATAGGTATGATATTGAAAGGACCGAACCATCGATACATAGGGTTGTTGAAAATCCGGTAAAGGGGTTAACAAAAATTCAATTCGAGTTCAAAAACGACGAAGAACTACTCGAAGCTTTAGGTGTTTCTCAGGACGACGTTTTCTTTGTGAATCATGTTTACTCACCTCATTCAAATTGGGGATTCACAGATGAATCTCGTGTATTCGAAGACTTCGAACAAGGATATATTGTTTTTTATGAATTGAACGAAGAAAATTTGGAAACAATGAATTTTATTTTGAAAGTTTTGGATCCAAATTATGATTACTCGGATCTACCGGAAGAAAACACAAACAAAAGGGCAGCGGAGATTCTTTTGAAAGTTTATCCAAAACAGACTAATAGGATTTTAGATGATTATCATTCTGAGTTTGAACATGCGGCGACTCAAAAGGCGATGGAAATTATCGACGAAGAACTTACTGAAGAACTCAAAAAAAATGAATTCACAGTTGCAAGAAAGTGGGACACAGTGAGTATCAATGTAGGTGAATTGATAATGTTATACTTGAAAACGGGATTAGTGTGGTTGAGTTTCAAGGATCTATTTAAAGAGTTATACAAAGGAGAAGATCAAGGTTGGAATTGGTCCGAACAAAGTTATGAGTGGGGATATAACAGTGACTTCGACAAAGAATCCTTCAATCGAGATGTTGCTTGGCAACTTGATAAGATTAAAGACAACATTGAAGAAGATGAAAATCTTCCAAAATTTATAGAGTTTTATAACAGAATCACAAAAAAATTCAAACCAATGGTCATGTATGATTTACCCAAATTGAAGGGTGTCACTTTCATGATTAAAGATTTCGATAAAGATGAAATGAAAGTTGAGGTAATCCTACGTAAAGACCTAAAATCAATATCCAGAAAAGTCTCAGAAGAAAATTTTTATAAATTATTATACCAACCTGAATTATTTGCTGGTCCGTTTGGTGATGTGTAAAAGTTTACTTACTTTTGTAGTAAATTTTTATTAATGAATCAAGAATTAGAATTTCTAAAATCTGTTTTGAGTGTTCCAACCAAGACTTACCAAGAAGGTGAGATGGTAAAATATCTTATCAATTGGTGTAATAAAGAAGGTTTGGATTACGAAGTAGATCAAAATTACAACGTTTACGTCACAAAAAAAACAGGTGAAATAAATGAAGGATTTTACTATCCGTGTGTAGTTGCACACACAGATACTGTACATAACATAGACATCATCAATGTGGTTGAAGAACAACTACCAAACGCACAAGGAGAAATCAAACTCGCATTGAAGGCCTACAATGACCAAGGTCAACCAACAGGTATTGGTGGTGATGATAAAGCTGGCGTTTTTGCTTGTCTGACTTTATTGAAAGAACTTCCATTTCTGAAAGCAGCCTTCTTCGTTTCAGAGGAAACTGGTTGTCATGGATCACAGAAAGCCAACACAAAATTTTTTGAAAATGTGGGGTATGTTATTCAGTTTGATGCTCCCGAAAATTGGATGATTACCGAAAGATGTTTCGGACAAGTTCTGTTCGACAGAGACTCAGAATTCTTCGAAGTTTGTGATAAGGTATTATCTGAGGGGATGGTTATGGAAGACATGGATTATATGACTCACCCTTATACTGATGTTTGGGCGTTGAGGTCTAAATTTGATTTTTCTTGTATTAACTTTTCTATTGGGTACTACAACTACCACACCAAAAATGAATATGTAGTTGTTGAAGACGTTTACAATGGAATTAATATGGGTAGAAAAATGATTGAGAATTTAGGATATAAGTTACATTACAAACAGAACGTACCACAGAAATCTTTTAATAGATTATGGGATTAATAAAAAAGGGGGTTTTTCAACCCCCTTTTTTTTATTTACCCTTCTTCAGTTTTATTTCTTCACCATCTACAATCACTTTGTAAGATGTCCCTTCTTTCACATTTCCCTTCAAAACTTCTTCTGACACAAGATCTTCCACTTTGTCCTGAATTGCTCTCTTGAGTGGTCTTGCTCCGTAAAGTTCATCATACCCAACATTAGAAATATAATCTACGAGTGTTTGGTCATAAGAGATCTTATAGTTCATTTCATTCAAACGTGAGATCAACTTCTTGATTTCAATTTCACTGATTTTCTTGATGTCATCTTCTTTGAGTGCATTGAATGTAATGATGTCATCAACACGGTTCAAGAATTCGGGAGAGAAGAAATTTTTCATTTCTTTCATCAAGATTTCTTTTTTCTGTTCATCAGAACCATACTTGGACGAACCGAATCCGATACCCGTACCGAAGTCTTGTAGTTTTTTTACACCCAAGTTAGAAGTCATGATAATCAACGTATTTCTGAAGTTGATTTTTCTACCCAAACTATCGGTAACATGACCGTCATCCAATATTTGTAGTAAGACAGAGAATATATCTTTGTGAGCTTTCTCTACCTCATCGAATAGGATTACAGAATAAGGTTTGTTTTTAACTTGCTCTGTAAGTTGACCACCTTCATCGTAACCAACATAGCCTGGAGGAGCACCTACTAATTTGGAGATAGTATGTTTTTCTTGATATTCACTCATGTCCACTCTGATCAAAGAATCCTCAGTACCGAAAATTTCTTTTGCGAGTTGTTTTGCTAAGTGAGTTTTACCTACACCTGTTGATCCTAAGAAAATGAATGAACCGATTGGACGATTTGGATCTTTGATACCCAAACGATTTCTACGAATAGATTTTACAATCTTGAGAACCGCAGCATCTTGACCGATAACTCTATCCTTGAGGACTGAATCCAAATTAACAAGAGCCTTGGTGTCATCGATAGACATCTTGGATACCGGAATTTTGGTCATTGTAGAAACAACTTCATAAACCAAGTCCAAAGAGATTTCCTTCTTTGATTGAGACATTTCTTCTTCGAACTTTTTCTTTGCGTCTTCGAGTTTTACAATGATCTTCCTTTCTTTATCACGTAATTCTGCGGCTTGCTCGTAGTTCTGTTTCTTAACAACATCCATTTTGAGTTGTTTGATCTCAGAAGCCTTTTGTTTCAATTCTTCGATAGCTGCGGGAATTTTAGTTTCGAGTTGTGTACGAGCACCAACCTCGTCAAGGATATCGAAAGCTTTATCGGGAAACTCACGATCAGTAATATAACGATCGGCCAATTTCACACAAGCCTCCAAAACAGAATCAGAATAAGTTACCTTATGGTAAGCTTCATACTTGTCTTTGGAATTTTTGAGAATAAGGAGTGTTTCTTCCTTGGTTGCACCTTCAACCATAATTTTTTGGAAACGTCTCTCGAGTGCTCCATCTTTTTCAAAGTTGGTACGGTATTCATCAAGTGTAGTTGCACCAATACATTGAATCTCTCCACGAGATAATGCTGGTTTGAAGATGTTTGATGCATCCAATGAACCTGACGCATTTCCTGCTCCAACCATTGTGTGAATTTCATCGATGAACACAACCACATTTGGGTTAGCCTGTAATTCTTCGATGATCACTTTCAACCTTTCTTCGAACTGACCACGGTATTTTGTACCGGCAACAATTGAGTTGATATCGAGATTCACAATCCTTTTATCCATCAAATTTTTTGGACACTCACCGTTATAAATCTTCATAGCCAAACCCTCAACGATTGCGGTCTTACCACAACCAGGTTCTCCGATGATAATTGGATTGTTCTTTTTTCTTCTCGAAAGAATTTGAGCAATCCTCATGATTTCTTTATCTCGGCCGATAACGGGATCCAATTTACCTTGTTCGGCTAATTTGATAAGATCCCTACTGAAATTATCCAACACTGGTGTTGGGCTGTCAGAAGATTGTTTCTTCTTACTCATCATTTTGTCATCGTCATCAAGTAGATCATTCATATTTAATAATTTTTTTCAAAGGTGTATCAAAATTTGGACATAAACAATTATTTTGACAAATTGTCATGATATATTTTTTTTGTCTGTCATTTTGTCTAAAAGATTATTCTTAGACTATCAAATTGTCACCATAAATGAATCGGCACCAATATTGATAAACTACAGAATAAATAATAAATTTTAAAATCAAAAACAAATTATTATGATCTACGGTACAAACGATTTCAATGACATCTTTGAAAAGTTTTTCAACAGTCCTAACACTTATTACAAGACTTCGGTTGTAACAAAAAACAAAGAAGATGAAAACAACTACGAAGTAAACCAAACTAAAGATGGTGCATACCTTTTATTTGAAGCACCTGGTTTCAACAAAGAAAATTTGAAGGTTGAAATTGAAGATGGTGTAATGACCATTGACGGTAAGAGAAAATACAAAATGAACGGTGAGGAAATTTCTAAATCGATTCACAAACAATTCAAATTAGGAACTGATTACAATGCAGAACTAATTGAAGCAACGATCGAGGACGGACTCCTTACGGTTTTCATCCCTGGATTTAAGAAACAAGAAAAGAAGAAGATCTCACTTCTATAATAAATGCTCATTCAAGATCAGATCCCTCACCAAATGGTGGGGGATTTGTATTTATATTCATGGACAATTGGAAAAAATTTGTTGAAGATACTTTAGCCGCTCAAGAGATACTACAAAAATATCTTGAGTTGAGACTTATGTTCCAAGAGTTGGGATACACTGAGAAACAATTGGAAAGAATTAGTTCTGGTCCCGAAAGAATGTTTGAAATCAGAGCTGAAATAGCGATGCTTATGCGTGATCTCAAAAAACAACTGAAAGGTTTCGGTTTCGATATTCAAGATGAGGATCTCATGCTTTATTTACAGTCAAAAATGAATAAAATTGATTTATTAACACCTTTAAAAGATGGCAGTAAAGAAAGAGACGATTGAGGGATCCAAAATTATCAACGAGATTGAGTCCTCAAATATTAAAAAGACAACATACGACACGGAACTAAAATCACTTGTTTGTGAATTCAATAATGGATTAGTTTACGAATATAAAGATGTACCTCACGCCACGTACACCAAATTCAGAATGGCTGAGTCACAAGGGAAATTTTTCATGAGCGAGATTTCTAAGAAGTTCACATACAAAAAACTCTAACTCACTGAGTATTTATATCAGATGAGTAATTTCCAAAAAATATTAGATAGTTTCACCCTGAGGGATACTTTAAATCCGAAAATTTGGGATAATCCTGAAGATCCTGAAAAATCAAAAATGAAGCCCAAGGTTCGTAAAGCCTTGATGAAAATTGCAAACGAGTTTATTGACTACTTGGGTGAGGATGCGTTTGTTGAAGATATCACCCTAACAGGGTCACTTTCAAACTTCAATTGGTCCGAATATTCAGACTTTGATCTTCACGTAATTGTAGATCTAAAGAAGTTTGGAAAACAGGAAGATACCTACAAAGAATTATTCAATCTTAAAAAACAACTTTTCAACGAAAAACATGATATCAAAATATTCGGATATGATGTAGAATTATATGCTCAAGGTGAAGATGAAAAACATGAAAGTTCAGGAGTTTATTCATTGATGGAGGATGAGTGGATTAATAAACCACAAAAAATGAAGAACGAAATTGATAAGTCTGTTATCGAGGATAAAGTAAAAAACTGGAACGAAAAGATAGAAAATGCTTTGGAGTCTTTGGACAAAGGTGATCTTGAGAAAGGAAAGAAAAAAATAGAGGACTTGAAAGACAAGTTGAAAGAGTATAGAAAATCTGGACTTGAAAAAGAGGGAGAACTTTCATATGAGAATTTGACATTCAAATTCTTGAGAAGAAACGGTATGATTGAAAAATTATTCAACACGTACAACAACTACATCGATCAAGAACTTTCTATGGAACAATCAATCAAAGAAAGTATTATCAAGTTCCTTCAAGAAGCACCAATGAGTTCTCATTTGACAGGCGGTGCTAACATTACAATACCAAGGGATGGTGCACATGCAGGACAAAGTGGCTGGCACTCAAGTAATGCTTGGGATATCAAAGCATCTGTTGGAGATCCTGTTTTTGCTTTAGCCGGTGGTACAGTACAAACCTTCTCTGATTATGGTGCAGATGTTATAAAGAGGGGTGGTAAAAAATTATATGGTCAAAGTTTCACTGTTGATAGTGAAGGTGGTTTACCTGACATCTATTATACACACTTACAAGGTGCACAAGTTAGAAAAGGAGATAAAGTTCAGTGTGGTCAACTCTTGGGGTATGTCATGGATTTCCCTAATAGTTCCTATGATCACGTTCACATTGGTATTGAGTCAGGTCATAACATAAGAGAGTTTTTGAATGATGATGGATCTTTGAAATGTGCTAAAGGACAAAAATTAGGAAAGTACGCCAAGAAATTTAGTGAAGACGGTGAGATATCCGATCTTGTTGGAGATTCAAGATTTTTACAAGACATCATCAGAGTGGCTGAAGGAAATAAAACCTACAAATACGAGCCAGGTAAAATTACCTATGACAAGGACGTTGAGTTCATTCAAACCGCTTTACAGTTCTTAGGATTCTCATTACCAAAATGGGGTGTTGACGGTAAGTATGGTCCTGAGACAGAAAACGCAGCCAAAGAATTCCAAAAATCTATGCAGATCACAACTGATGGAAAAATGGATGGTTTTGATCTTAGATACTTAACCGCGATGTTGGTTATTAGAAAATTCTCAGATGATGATTTGAGTAAAATCAAAAAACAAAAAGAGGTTGATACTTCAAACATAACTGACAAGAACTTCTACGAAAGGATATTAAAGGAGTTAGGTGCTCCTGTCACATCAGAAAACCTTAAATTTTTATATGCGTGGAGACAAGCCGAGGGTAAGGGAGGAAGATATAACCCATTCAATACAACATGGAAACTACCTGGTTCAACAAATATGAATAAGGTCGGAGTACAACATTACAAATCATTGGAGGATGGTATGATTGCGACTCTTAAAACATTGAGAAATGGAAGGTACAGTTGTATTGTAGATGGTCTCAAAAACGACATTGGGGCATCCCAAATATCAAAATGTTCATCACTTAAAACTTGGGGAACTGGAGATTTGGTTGCTAAAGTGGTTAATAGTTACGAAAAGGGAGCGTCTCCGAGTATCAAAGACCTCGCATAAATTAAATTATTCTTAAGGAACGTATATTTATAAAGAAAAAATTAAATGGCTTTAGTAACATATCTCATTGGTTCATGTGCAGGGGGTCCAGCAATACTTGTTGATTTTGACAGCAGTAATTTACCTGCGGTCAACGGTAATTATTTCCTTAGATTCTCAGGTGCAACTGCCGAGGGTTGTTATGACATTATCGATAATGCAGAGCCAACTACAGGTGTAGACGTTGTTACGTACATGTCCGTTGATTACGGAGATTGTGCAACTTGTGAGGCAGTTGTAACACCAACTCCAACTCCAAGTACTACTGCAACACCAACACCATCAGTTACTAAAACACCAACGGTTACACCAACAAAAACGGCTACCGCAACCCCTACTCCAAGTATAACAGCATCACCAACGGTTACACCAACAAAAACGGCTACACCTACTCCAAGCGTGACTGCAGCGGTTACATCTACTCCAACAGTTACTCCAACAAACTCACCAACACCGAGCACAACCGCAGGTGCAACTCCAACTCCTTCAGTAACCACAACTAAAACGCCTACTCCTACGCAGTCAGGTACAGCAAGTGTAACACCAACACCTACGGGAACTGCAGCAGTTACACCTACACCAACTTCGAGTGTCACACCAACTGTAACACCGACAACAACACCAACACCTACACCATTCGGAGTATTCAGTGCTAATACGTACTATGAATTCACAAATGAAATGTTCGGATCTTACAGTGGGGGTACTTATGACCCAAGTGTAGGACAATTACCACGTCCAGCTAACCAAGCAATGATTGGAAGTGAAAGAGGCACAGTTTATGACATGAGTGCAATAAAGATCGGTGGATTCGATGGATTAAATAACTAAAAAAAAACTAAAAAAAATATCATGGCAGACATCAGACCATTAGGAAGTGAAAGATTAGAGGGTTTAGACAAAATCAAAAGAATCATGGAGATTGCAAAATACAAAGATGCATCTTCGAACCCTGTTAATGAAAACACTTCTTCAGAATACAACATTACTTTCGCCGACGGCAACAGTTTCGGTATTGTTAAAGAAAAACAAGGATATATCATTAAACAAATGTTGGAGGAAGGCCAATCAGATTATATTGAGCCAATGAAAAATAGAAAATATTTTTCAAGCTATTCTCAAGCATTAAAGAAACTGAATTTAATGATCAAAGAAAACAATTCTTTAGTTGGTAACGAAGAGGGTGTTTCTTTATTCGGAGAGCAGAAAAAATTTGTTCTTAAGGCTCCTCAAGCGGCTGCTGAACAATCTCCTGTGGCACCTGAAGAACCAGTTGCACCGACTCTACCGGAACCTGAATTACCTTCAACAGAGGAAATGCCAGCACCTGATGCTGAGGTTCCTGTTGATGATGTATCAGTAGATACTGAAATGGGGATGGAAATGGATTCTGAACCAACAGACAACGAACCTGTGTCATTTAAAGTTATTCAGAAGTTGACAGGTAAGTTAACTCAAAAGATCAGACAATTTGGTTCAGAGAATGAAATGTCTTCTGAGGATATCAAATACGTTATAAATATGGTTCTTTCTTCAGTTGATTTGACAAATCTTTCGACAGAGGACAAGGATGAAATTATGAACAAATTTGAATCTGATGAAGCAGATGCGGTTGTAGACGGTGGTGATGACAAAGATGGTACCGATATTACAGATGACACTGAGGTTGAAGATATACAAAACTTTATGGATGTTGAAAACGACGCTGATATGGTAGATGTGGGGGCACAACCTGAAGGATTTGGAAAAATCGAGGCAGAGGAACAGTGGCAAGCGGCTATCGCACCGGCAATTGAAAGAATGGCAATGTCATATGCGGCTAACAAAGCTGCTGATAAAGTTTCAGACATGTTTTCAAATGAAGAAGAAATTGAAGAAGAATCTGCAGTTGAGAAAAGTTTGTTAGATCATTTATTCTCAGAATCTAAAGTTGATAAAGTATTATCGAAATACTTTGAGGTTAAGGATTCTGAAAAGAGAATGATCCAAGAAAAAAGAACTGTGAAAAATATTCAATTGAAGAAAGTTATTGAAAAAGAAATGAATTCAGTAAAAAAACTATCTGAGTCAATTGAACAAGAATTAGCTGCTGAAAAATTTTTAGAAGAAAACTTTGGTTTTTCTTTGATTGGAAAAACAAACAAGAAAAACTTAGTGTTCGAAAAAAATAATAAACAAACTAAAATTTCACCTGAAGGATTGATTCTATGAGTTATCTAATCTATGTAAATGGACTTGGTCCAAATTTTAGAGGTGATAATTTGTATGAGTTTATTTTTTCGGATGAGAAAGATGTTTGGGGTGAAAATTGGGACAGTAAACCATCAAATGGTTACCCTCAACCACCCGATTTGAAATATGTAAAGAAAGTAGGAGTTCTGAAAAATACCGATATAAAATTGGATTTGATTCAGAACTCTGATTATTTTAGTATGATAGATGCGGTTGACGGAGTAATCGCATTAGCCTGGGAATCTGATGAGGTAGAAGATAGAATGGTGTTCAGGTTTGGCCAAAGTGAGGAGGAAATAACTGATATTCTATATTCTAAAGATTTAATTCTCAAAATAGAAAAAAAGGAATCTTATGAAAATTAATAAAAAAGCCTTGGATTTAGTTGAAGTAGGTTTAAGACCTGACACAGTTGCAAAAATGTCAGAGTCACAAATTAACACCTTACATTCAAAAATGATCTCTGAAATCACTATGGTTTCTAAAGCAGATACGAGCACTATTAACAAACTTAAAACTGAAAAGAAACCTTTCGAGGTTTACGAAAAAGAAATCAAAGAACAACCTGATACTGAAGTTAGCATGACTGACAAGACAGCAGGAGGTACGACACAAGATCCTGTACAAGTACAAGGACCTGATGGGACTGACGACGTAGGTAATGATCAAATCAATAAAGAGAAGGAGATTTCAGAAAGAGAAACTAATCCTTGGGCTATTTGTACAGCACAACTTGGTAAAGAGTTTGGTACAACAGAGAGAAGTGATTGGTCTAAAGGACAAATGAAAAAATATGAAAGATGTGTTAAGGACGTAAAGAAAACTGTGAAGGAAGGAAAAAATCCTGTATCTTTGTTTATTGAAAACAAGATTATGGAATTAGTATCTAAACATATCCCACCAAAAATGACTAAGGGAGAATTGATGAAACACTTAGTTGAAGACGGACCAGCGGTAGCCCCATCAAAACCAAAAACATCTCCAACAACAAAACCAGGAAAACCTGGTACTAAACCTCAGAAGCCCGGCCATCCTTTAAGGAATCCAAATCCAGGTGAAAAACCCGCACCTAAAGCTGGCCACGAAAAGGCGAAGAAAGAGGTTATAGACTTAATTATCAACTTATTAGACAAGTAATCATGGCAAAGAAACTGAAAGAACAATTAGATTATGGTAATAGACCGGAAAGAATGGATCCTAATTTGGAGAGAAAGTTAGCAGATCCACAGGGTCTTTATGGACAGAATCCTGCTATGAGAAAAGGACCCCAAGATGTTGAAAGATTGGTTAGCTCAAGATTCAAAAAAGTTGCCGACAAGTTAAGGTCTGTACCCGGAATGAGAGATCTCAGTCCAAGAGTGGTACAAGCTTTCTATATGCAAATGATGAATAGCCTACCAACAATAATGAGAATTGAGGGTGCGCACAAAGATGAATTGATTGAGTTAGCTAAAAAAGCTTCACTCGAAGAAACAGAAGTTCCTGATGGTTGGGTTAATATAATTGCAGAATTAGGTATGCCAATTGATGTCTCTAATTTCAGATACGAACCTGAAGATGAAGAGGAGGAAGAAGATGAGGAGGAAAAAGAAGAAAAATTGCAATTCCAATCATTTGATGTTGAGGATCTAACAGACGCTGAACAGCTCGAGTTAGAAAAACACAAAAGAAACATCATCAACGCTATCATCCAAGGTGCTGCTAAGAAGGGACATTACATATTTCAAAAACCCTCTGTAAAGAGAGCATTAGACCGCATTGATCCACAATTATTTCCATTGTACTTGGCTATAATGGCAGTTAATGACTACATGTACTTCACTCAAGAACAAATGATTGAAATGATGAGTACAACAGGTCAAGGTGTTGCTGGAAAAGTTGAGTTGGATCCCGAAGGAGAAGAGGGAGATGAGGGTGGAGAAGAAGGTGAGTCTGAAATTGATACTGTAATCAAAGCTCAAGGTCTTATCTTCCCAATTTTATGCCATGAGATTATAAAAGGTATTGAAGAGTCCAAAGGAAGACATGGTTTACCGAAGGAACCCGGAATGCGTCAAAAAGTTCAACAACAAGTTGATACTTTGGCAAACGAACCAATGCAATTGAGAATCGGACCAGAAATTGTAGAAAAAATCCGTTTTTCACTTCCTGATGAAATGTTTGATGAATCCAATAAAGGATTAATAAACTGGTTCCACATCTTGTTATACCAAATTGATGCAAAAGAATTCTTGGAAATCATAGGAGACGCTATCTCAGATGATAAATCTAAAAACAAGAAAGCTACTGCGAGATTCGAGGAGATCATGAAAGAAGCTCAGAACATGAAGTCAGAATTCGAAAATTACAAAGAAGAAAATGACATCGATTCTGAAGATGAAGGAGACGACGATGAAGGTCTCGACGATTTCTTAGGAAGTTTGGGTATATCAAGACCCAAATAATTTTCTGTGACCAGAGAACAATTAATTATCGAAGTTACGAAGTGTATGAAAAACACTCCGTACGCGATGAGAACTTATTTGCAGACTTTTGACAATACCGTCAAAAGATATGTACCATTGGATCTATTCCCTGACCAAGTAACCTTAGTTGAGGATTATGATAATTACAACGAAAACATTGCACTGAAATATAGACAGGCGGGTGTATCAACAGTAACCGCTGCATGGTCTTCGAAAAGGTTAGTTTTTGCAAAGAAGAACAATCCAGAAAAAATACTGATCATTGCAAACAAATTGGATACCGCTGTAGAATTTGCTAATAAGGTTAGAGGATTTACAGAACAATGGCCTGCTTGGGTTGGGGTTGGCTTTTCACAAGAAAAAAATTCACAAAGACATTTCAAACTCACAAATAATTGTGAAGTTAAGGCGGTTGCAACTTCCAAAGATGCCTTACGTGGTTATACACCTACAATCCTAATATTCGATGAAGCAGCATATATTGAGGCAGATGACGACTTTTGGGCAGCCTGTATGGCTTCCCTGTCTACGGGAGGTAAAGTGATTGTAATTTCTACCCCAAATGGTTACGATCCAATTTACTATGAAATCTATGAACAGGCATTGAGAAACATGAATACGTTCAAAGTTTCTGAAATGTTTTGGTACAAGGATCCGAGATACAACAAAGATCTTTACATGGTAAAATGTGATGATCTGACTGATTATCTTTTAAACCGCGAAAATTACAAGAACACTGAAGTTATAGACCTAACGGTAGAAAATGCCTACGAAAGAGATTATGATGTTGTAAAAAATTACATCTCACAAGGATTCAAACCATGTTCATCTTGGTTCGAAGGTATGGTAAAAAAACTGAAGTATGACAAAAGAAAAGTTGCTCAGGAACTTGAGTGTAACTTTTTGGGGTCAGGTGATAATGTATTCGAATCAACTCTCCTTACTAAAATAAAAGATAATGATATAAAAGATCCTGATGGAAAAATGATGGCAGGTAACTTGTGGATTTGGAAAGATCCTGTTATGAGTCATAGATACATCATGGGTGTGGACGTTTCGAGGGGTGATTCGGAGGATTTTTCTTGTATCCAAATTATCGATTTTGATGAGAGAGAACAAGTTTTTGAATATGTGGCTAAAACACCGCCAGACGTTTTAGCGGAAGTTGCCTACAAGTGGGGTAAGATGTATAATGCAATGATTGTCACAGATCTGACTGGAGGTATGGGAGTCGCAACGGCGAGAAAATTGCAAGAGTTAGGTTATAAGAATTTATATGTTGAAGGACTGACAGAAAGAAACAAATATAAATGGGATCCGAAAAGAGACGAAAAAATACCAGGGATTAACTTCAATGCTAAAAGGGTTCAAATTATTGCATCTTTGGAAGAATCTTTGAGACACGGTTTCAAAGTTAGATCTCAAAGACTTTTGAATGAAATGGGTAAATTCATTTATGTGAATGGTAGACCAGATCACCAAAAAGGTCACCATGACGATACAATTATGTCAATTGCTATGGCAATTTACGTTGGAGATACTGCATTCCAAAACTTACAGAAGGTTGTTCAACAAACTAAAGTTATGATTGATTCGTGGCACACAGAACGTAGTGAGAACAAAATGAGATCTGATTTTTTCAATCCTACAATACCCGTAGCAGGAAATCACAATCCAAGATTTATCAACGAAGCATCCAAAGAGGACTACAGGAAATATGGATGGTTATTTGGGGGTCGATAAGTATTTATATTATCAACGTAACACGTAAAATTGTAAAATGGATAATAAGAATCTAACGGTATGGCAACGACTTTCTGCGGCATTTGGACCTAACGCGCTCCTTAATCAGGATTATCCTACTTTTCATTTCGACAAAGAGGTTCTTTTAAAAACTCAAGACAAAGCCCAATACGAAAAAGAAAAACTTCAAGCCCAACAAACCTTTTACTTATCTAATCAATGGGCAAAAGTTGAAAACAATTTGTATTCTCAAGCAGTATATTATGAACCAACAAGATTGGCTTCAGTATACGACTATGAATCAATGGAGTATACTCCTGAAATATCTGCGGCGTTAGATATCTACGCTGAGGAATCAACAACTACTAACGAAGACGGGTTCATTCTACAAATTTATTCTGAATCAAAAAGAATCAAGGGTGTATTAGCAGATCTTTTCAATAACACATTGGATATCAATACAAACTTACCAATGTGGACAAGAAACACGTGTAAATATGGTGACAATTTTGTATATCTGAAATTGGATCCTGAAAAAGGAGTTGTTGGTGTACAACAATTACCAAATATAGAAATCGAAAGAGTTGAAGCAGGAATGCACGAAAAAAGAGCACAATCTTTGGAAGACCCTACAGCTCAAAGAGCCCTTCACTTCAAGTGGAAAAACAAAAACATGGAGTTCCAATCTTGGGAGATTGCACATTTCAGACTACTGGGTGACGACAGAAAACTTCCATATGGTACCTCGATGTTAGAAAAAGCAAGACGTATTTGGAAACAATTATTGTTATCTGAAGACGCAATGTTAATTTATCGTACTTCAAGAGCACCTGAAAGAAGAATATTCAAAGTGTTCGTTGGAAATATGAATGACGAGGATGTTGAAGCATACGTTCAACGTGTAGCAAATAAGTTCAAAAGAGATCAGGTGTTGGATCAAAAGACGGGTAACGTGGACATGAGGTTCAACCAAATGGCTGTTGATCAGGACTACTTTGTTCCCGTGAGAGACCCTGCAGCTCCTTCTCCAATTGATACATTACCAGGTGCACAAAACTTAGCTGAGATTGCCGATATTGAATATATTCAGAAGAAATTACTAACTGCATTACGTGTTCCAAAAGCATTCTTGGGATTTGAAGAAGTGGTAGGAGACGGAAAAAATTTGTCATTACAAGATATTCGTTTTGCCCGTACTATTAATAGAATCCAAAAAAGTATGTTGCAAGAATTGAACAAAATTGCAATTATACATTTGTTTCTCAACGGATTTGAAGAAGAAATTGCAAACTTCACTTTAGGTCTTACAAACCCATCTACTCAAGCTGACCTTTTAAAGATTGATGTATGGAAAGAGAAAGTTTTACTTTACAAAGATGCAGTTGCGGATCCAGGTAATGGTATTCAACCTGTATCATCTACATGGGCTAAAAAACATATTCTCGGAATGTCTGATGAGGAAATCAAATTGGATTTACAACAACAAAGAATAGAAAAAGCGGTAGGTGAAGAATTGAAGAATACTCCAGCCGTAATCCAAAAAACAGGTATATTTGACAATATTGACAAACTATATGGTTCTACAACAGGATCTACAGCAACTGCAGGAGCAACACCTAGTGGAGAAGTTTCTGAACCTGCTTTAGGGGCCTTACCTGCTGAAACAGGTGGAGCTTTACCGGGTGAAGAGGTGGCCGCTCCTGAGGCAGCACCTGAGGGAGAAGCTGCGGGTGGAACAGTACCAGAATCACGTTTCGACAACATGAATATTTTGCTAGACTCAGATATGATTAAGGGTAGAACAATCTTAGATTTGAGCCATGGTCAACAATATTTAGGAGAAATTGAAAAAGAGTTAGACAACTTACTAAACTCCTAATATTTATAAAAAAATATTGTTCCATGACCTTCGGAGAAGTAAAATCCATAATTGAAGAAAGCTTGATAGAATCTTATAAAGATTCCAAAAATTTCAAAAGTGTGATGAAAGAGTTTCACACAAATATCTTGACTAACAAGTCATTGTCTAAATTGTATTCCCTATACGATGATTTGAATTCAGAAAAATCTTTGTCCGAAAAAGAAGCTAAGGAGTACTTGGAAGAAGGTATCTCTCTTATTAGATCTGTATTGGAAAATGCTAAGTTGCCAAAATTCACATCTAAAAAGATTGAAAACAAATACAAAGATTTGGATACATTAGTTTACACCAAAAATTTGAATATATCAGAGAGAGTTTCTGCTAAAAACAATCTTATTTCCAATTTAACTAAATCTCCTAACTCATTGAAAGAATCGATTAACCTACCTTTGACATCGATGGTTTCAGTTGCAAATCAAACCCTGAAGAATTACATTGAGACTATGGATGAGTCAACAAAAAAAGATTTCTTCAAAGTAATCAAATCTGATCAGAATGATTTGGAAAAAGAGTTTGGTACAATCAAAGAAAGTGCAATTAATAAATTGCAAACTATTTTGGAAGGTGAAAACGAGTTTGAGTTGAAAACCAAAATATCTGAAACGATTGATAGATTGAAAAACGAAGAGTTCAATCAAATGAATTTTGTAAGAATCAGCTCGTTAGAAAAATCTATTTAATTTCCTATCTTCTGTTGTGTATAAATAGCTTTAAGCTTTTGAGTCCTTTTTTTGACTGAAGGTTTAACATACTCTTTTCTTTCGAAAAGTGTTTTTTGTTGCTTAGTCTTCATCACCTTAGATTTCAAGGTCTTAAGTGCTCTTTCAATGTTTTCGTTTTTTCCGATTTCAATAATTAACATAATAACATATATTTCGAAAAGTCAATTTTGACAATTATATTCCTTTTTCATAATATTTTAAAAACAAATAAACTATTGTATATGAAACAAAATGAAGAAAGGAAAAACCTCAAAAATAAATAACTTCGAATCTCTCAAAGTAAATTATGGAACAGTAGATTCCAAAAATTTAAAATCAATTTACATTAACATACAATCATGGGTAAACCCTAAAATTATCTCCGAGAACTGGAATAGAATTGTATGTAATTTTAGTCGTGAAATCAAACACACCATTTATTATCAATTAGACAGACAAATATTCGAGGATAAGTCAATCGTTGATTTGGATCTCAGAACGTCAGGTATAGTCTTTGGAAAGAAATCCTTTTTGAACTTGGAAATTAATCTTTTCACATCCCAAGAATTAGACTTTAAATCAAATGTAGTACGAGACTCAATTAAAAAATTAGTTTCTGCAATCAACTCCGAAAATTTCAAGAAAAACAATTATTTTGATTTTACCCTCACTAAAAATGGAAATCCAACAAAATCAAAGTCAGAAGTATATTTATAGAAAAAGTTTTGATGAAACAATATAAAATACTTGGTCCACACGAAATAGGTAAAGGTATCCTTATCGAAGAAGATGCGGGATATCTTTCTCCACTTGATAAATTGAATGAATCAATTTTGAAAGAAGCTCAAGAAAGAGACTATAAGAAACCATTTGAATTTTTTGCAGTTTTACAAAAATTCAACACCCCTAATAGAAACGGAAGATTTTATCCTGAAAACATTCTTAAAAGAGAAGCGGAAAAATATAAAAAGACAATCCAAAAAGGTCTTTCTACATCTGAATTAAACCACCCCGAATCCTCTCTCATTGACCTTGATAGAGTATCTCATTTGATCACAGATATTTGGTGGGAAGGAAATGTTTTGATGGGTAAATTAAAATTATTGACATCGCCAGGATTTCATGAAAGCGGTATTGTCTCAACAAAGGGTGATATTGCGGCGAACCTAATGAGACAAGGAGTAACGATGGGAGTATCTTCAAGAGGAGTAGGATCCCTCAAGAAAATCGGTGAGAGAAATGAAGTACAAGATGATTTCGAGTTGATTTGTTTCGATTTGGTTTCTTCACCTTCAACACCAGGTGCATACCTTTTCCCAAATGCTGAGGACAGAATGAAATATGAGGAAAACTTGGAAGAAGAAAAAATCGTTGGGTTAAGTTCGGCTGGAAACAAGTCTATTGATTTAATGAAAAAACTTACCGATTATTTGGGAAGATAATTAAAAACTATGGACGAAAAATTTTTTGTAGCAAAAATTACTTATGATCTTCCTGATGAAAACACAGGTAAAATCAAAAAAATTAAAGAAGAAAAACTCGTTAAAGGATTTTCAGTAACTGATGTTGAAGCAAAAGTTACCAAACGATATGAGGGGTTCTCTAATGATTGGAGAATAACTTCTGTATCAGAAAGTAAGATTGACGAAGTAATTGATTAAAAGTGGTTTTATACCACTTTTTTTATTTTGAGGATATTTATAAAATAAAAAATTATGAATATCCTACTTAGTACTCCATCAGGTAATGGAAGATTGATACAGGGCGGAACCATCCAAGATGGGATTACACTTGCCAATTCATTAGGACTTACTGAATATAATGTTGCTGTTTACAATGCGGCCTCTGTTGTTGTTAATGATAACACAGGTGGTGGTTTCAACATTAACCTAAATGACGAAGGAACTACAGAGAGATTTCTAATTTTTGATACTACTTCATCTAACGTTTTGTCTTGGATCACGACAAACTACCCAACAGCTACGTTGGTTACATTCGGAAAAACTTCAATAATATTAGCTACAGCCTAAATTTTTTTCGATTTAGACACTATTTATAAGTTAAAATAATAACAATTTATTATGCAAGAAAATAAATCAATTGTTGAAGAGGCGTTGATTCAAATGAAAAATGTTGAACAAGCAATCGCCGAAAATGCAAAAGGAATACTTCGTTCTACAATGAAAGAAGAAATCGGACAACTGGTAAAAGAATCTCTCTCAGAACAAGATGATGAGGAAGAGGTTGACTTAGATTCAGAAATAGATACAGACGTAGAAGTTTCACCTGAAGAAGATGAAATGGAAATGGATGTTGATAACGAAGAAGGCATGGATATGGACATTGATATGGACATGGACATGGATTCTGAAAGTCCTATCGACTTAACAGGCGCATCGGACGAAGAAATTCTTAAAATTTTTAAAGCAATGGGCGAAGAAGATGGAATCATCGTGAAAAAAGACGGTGATGATATTCATATCACTGATAACAATCAGGATGCAGAATATCTTGTTAAGTTAGGAGAATCATTAGAAGAGGACATGGATATGGCATCTTTTGATGAAACTCTCGATGAAGAGGGTAATCCTATGGACATGGGATCTGACGAAACCTCAGACATGGACGACGAGAAAATCGACATGATCGTTAGCAAACTTTTTGACGGTGATCATTCTCTTGAAGAAGAGGAAGATGACGAAGAAGAAGAGGAAGATGACGAAGAAGAAGTTGACGAAATCGTTTATGAAATCAGTCTCGATGAAGATGATGATATCGAGGAAATGGAAGAGGGAGCTGAAGTTGATGAGTTGGACGAACAGGACGACATAGATCCTGAAATGGCTATGGAAATGGAAGAGGGCATGGACTCAGATATGGAAGACGAAATGCACGAAGACATGGAAGAAGACATGGATGGTTTAGAAGAATCTTACGATCACAAAAAGGTCGGAGTAAAAGAGGCTAAGATGACCGTAAAACCAGTAGGTAAGGGCATCGGAAAACCTAACTTCAAATATGATGGTGAAACTGAATACAAGTCACCTAAAAAAATGAAGCAAGGAACAAAAGGCGTTGGTATGGGTAAACCTAAGTTTGAGTACAAAGAAGGTGAAAATACTGATGGAAAGACTAAAGTTGTTAAAGCTAAGAAGAAAGTTGAAGCTAAAGAAGCGGCTCGTACTTACGGGTTTGGTTCTAAAGACGGATCTAGAGGTCTTAGAAAAGCAATAACAGACAACAGAAATCTAACATTTGAAGCACTTGAAATCGAAGTAAAACAACTAAGAGAAAAGAATGAAGAGTACAGAAAAGCACTTAACATTTTCAGATCTAAATTAAATGAAGTTGCAATCTTCAATTCAAATTTAGCATACGCTACAAGATTGTTCACAGAACACGCTACAACTAAAAAGGAAAAAATTAACATCCTTAGAAGATTTGATAGTGTTGAATCTTTGAAAGAATCTAAAAATCTATACAAAACTCTAAAAGATGAGTTGTCAAACACTGACAGTGCACCTTCTAAATCAATCAACGAATCTGTTGGAAAAATTGAAAAGGTTGTATCAACAGGATCAGCAACTAATCTGATAGAAAATAAGACTTACGAAGCACCTCAGTTCTTAAGAATTAAGGATTTGATGAGTAAGATCGGATAATAAAAAATTAAAAACAAAAACAAATAAAAATGGGAGCATTATTAGAATCAGGTCTCGTTGGTAACATTGGTCTTAAGCACCTTAAAGTTATCAAGGAAGATACTATCAACAAATGGGACAAATTAGGATTCTTAGAGGGTCTTAAAGGTCACGCAAAGGAAAACATTGCTCAGCTTTTCGAAAACCAAGCATCATATTTGATCAATGAGGCTGCAACAACTGACTCATCAGGTTCTTTCGAAACTGTAGTTTTCCCAATCGTTAGAAGAGTTTTCTCTAAACTTCTTGCTAATGATATCGTTTCAGTACAAGCTATGAACCTACCAATCGGTAAGTTGTTCTACTTCGTACCTCACATTCAGAGATATCAGTCTCCGAATGAATTATTACCACAAGATGGTGGTGATCACTACGCACCTTTTGGAGCACCTAACGGACCAGCTTCACAAAATGCGGGTTACAACCAAAATGACAAAGATCTTTACGATCTTTTCTATGAAGGTAACGAACCAGATTTGGATCCTCCAGGTCTATTCGACTATTCTAAAGGTACATTCTCTGCAATGACATACACAGCTTCAACGCAAGTATGGGATGCAGCAGGAAACGCACTTATCCAATCAGGATACGCAGCTGGTACTTATAGAAAAGTAATCATGGCACTTTCTGGTTTCCAAAGTGCAGGTCAAGGTCAATTGATCGGACCAGATGGTAACGAACAAGATACTGAAGCTTTCTTAGCTTCTTTACAAGTTCTTCCAATCACTAACGCAACTGCAAACGGATTCTCAGGTGTATCTTCACCTGTATTATTCAGAGTTGTAACACAGGTTTACGGTAAAGGTATTGTACAGTATGGCGGTCAGTCAAACACAACATTCCCTTCTACAGGTAATGGTGGTTCATACAACAACGTTTGTGATGCTAACGGTGTAATTTATCTTGAAGCTGATCTTCAAGTTCCTTGTGAAGTAACATCTTCTTCACTTGATGGTTATTCTGGATACACTACAACAGTGAACACAGATTACAACCAAGCATTCAAGTGTAAGTACAGAGTTTACAAAGAAATGGAATTCGAAGACAGATTGGGTGAGGTTTCTTTCGATCTACAGGCTGTAACAGTTTCTGTAACTGAAAGAAAACTAAGAGCTCAATGGTCACCTGAATTGGCTCAAGACGTTGCGGCATTCCACAACATCGATGCTGAAGCTGAATTAACTGCTTTGTTATCAGAGCAAGTTGCAGCTGAAATTGATAGAGAGATCCTAAGAGACCTTAGAAAAGGTGCAGCTTGGAACTTAAGATGGAACTACAACGGATGGAAGCAATTGGGTAACAATGCAGTACCTTATACACAAAAGGACTGGAACCAAACGCTTATCACAGCAATCAACCAAATTTCAGCTCAGATCCACAAATCAACTCTAAGAGGTGGTGCTAACTGGATCGTTGTATCTTCTGAAATCAGTGCAATTTTTGATGACTTGGAGTATTTCCACGTATCAAACGCGGCTCCTGAGCAGGATCAATACAACATGGGTATTGAAAGAGTTGGTACTCTTGCTGGTAGATACCAAGTTTATAGAGATCCTTACTTCCCACCAAACCAAGTGTTGTTGGGTCACAAAGGAACATCTTTACTTGACACAGGTTATATCTACGCACCATATGTACCTTTACAACTTACTCCAACAATGTATAACCCATTCAACTTCACACCTATCAAGGGTATCATGACTAGATACGCTAAGAAAATGGTTAACAACCGTTTCTATGGTAGAATCAC